CCAACGATGGTAACCAAGCCATTCGATGAGACAGTTGCTGCGCTTAGATTGCTGCTGCTATACCGAAACGCACCACTACTATCGGTATCAGGCGTTCCTAGGCTGAATGCTGCGTCACGGAAGTTCTTGGCCGCGGGTATAGTGAATGCGCCAAAGGTGGGTGCGATCGGATTTACCGTAAAAGTTCCAGTAACACTACCAGATGAATAAATGATAGTTGATTCTTGTGTTGCGGTGATAGTGCTGGACCCTGCTCCTACGATAGTCAAATATGACGGTGTATCGAGATTATTAAACCATTTATTTTGAAGATACAAAAGATTTGCGCTAACATCTGCGTTTGATAACGATGCGTTATAATAAAGAATTTCACCTATGGTGCTGTTACAACTTTCGTTGTTCTCAGATTTACCAACATATATAGTTTTATTACCGGTTGCTATCGAAACACCAACGCCAGTTGAGAAACCTAATGCTTCAGTATCAGAATATCTCCAAAATTCGCGCGTGCTTCCAGTAATACGACCAATTAAAATATAATTTACGTTATTTGAAGTACTTAATTCAGGAGGTCCGTTAACGTTGTTTGATTGAAATTGAACGTTGTGCGATGTCAACGCAGTATTCCAAGAGTTGCGTTCGATAGCCCAGTCAGAATCTCTATGACCGTGATGCATAAATGAACCCCAAGTCCCGATATTTGTACTGTATTTCATCACCATGAAAACGGTAATCGAAGAACTTAACGGAACCGATGTTCTTATAAATCCTCTCCCACTATTGAAATCGAATGCCGTGACTGAATTGATCGTTGATATAGTTGGTCCCGTTCCATTTGGGATGAGATGATAGCCGTTACCAGTTAAATCATTCCATTGCGTAACTGCGCCACCACTTAATGTATAATTTGTTGTTTGGCTGCTATCATACCTAGACAATAAAGAGGCCGTTGTAAATGTAATTCTAGTTACGGTGGCAACATTCGTATTGCTTGATGTATAAGAGAATAATCCGGTGCTATTTGAAGTGGGTTTTGTTATATTAAACGACACATCACGGAAAATTTTGGTAGGAATTGTAAGTGCTCCAATCGTCGGTGAAATTTTATTCACGGTCAAACTGGCGGTTTTTGACCCAGCACCAAAATCAAACGAACTATCTTGTATTGCTGTAACTGTTGCAGGAGTGCCAGCGTCGGTTGCAGAAGAAATTGTAACAACACGCTGGTTCGTTGGAACGCTGACATTCACATACGAAATGGTTCCGGGAAAAAACTCACCTCCATAATTTTGCCAACCACCAATGCTGACAGGCCCTCTACCGATCGCATTTGAACCAACCGCGAATGATGAACTATACGATGAACCAGCAACCATCGTTCCGATTTCAGACGCAGAGAGAATTTTATTATAAATTCGGAAATCGTCCAGAAGAGTTCCATTTCCTAACATAAACCCAGCACTAATTTCATTCCTTCCTGCTCCAATACGCAAATTTGTTCCTGTATTATTTATGTATGTTCTAGACACACTTGTAAATAACAAACCATTAATATATAACTGTAAGGTGCTGGTTGATTTATTTAAAGTAAATGAAACATGAACCCATGTATTTAAATCGCCAAACCCATCATATAATGATGTGCTAGCTCCGCCATTACTCCAAGACGTTCCTGCTCCGGACCAAAATTCTAAATTACTACCAGCTATATAAATAGTCCATCCACTATCGGTGGTGGATGTGCTATTACGACACGACGCAATTGCTTGATAATTTCCAGGAGTGCTTACTGGTTTTATCCAAAAGGCGATACTTATGTTGTCTGGTGAAAACCGACCATCATTATTTATTTGAAAATAATTATTTCCGTTAAATGCCGCAGCAGCTGTTCCTCGTTTATAGTCACTTGTATTGAATGTTACTGTATTAATATTGGTAAGATGGTTGTTATTTACAGATGTATCGTTACTTGTCGAATCGAAATTATATAATGCAACTAAGTTACTGATTGAAAGACTACTGTTGTATGTGCTCGCCATATTACGAAGCGTGAGTGTGATTGTCCCCGAACTTTGCGCCGCGGTCAATACATACGGTGTATTCAAAACCACAGGAGTTGTTCCTGGCTCGGCGGTTGCTCCAGCCCACGACCAATGAATTCGGCTACTAGATGACACCCACAACCCCCATCCACGACTATTTATATTATTATACATATCACCAATCAACGCTCTCCAAGTTGATGAACCGCCTACTGACGTACTACTAGTTACCGTAAAACTAATATCAATCTGCCAGCTAGTGAGATCTGCTAATACAGGAAATTCATACAGCGTATATGATGGAATTGTAATTGCTCCAGATAGAGAATATATGGTTTTCGTCGTCGAAGCACCGTTCGTTATGGTCGCAACCGAACTCGGACTGACCGAATACGAAAAATTCCCCAAACTATTTGAACTCGGGTCAATAAACGAAAATGACGAGTCCGAAAAATTATACACGCCACTATTCGCGCCCAACGTCAGAGCAGATACGCGTGGTTGAAAATTTATATTACTTACTACCCAACTACCGGAAGGTGTCGCTCCGGCACCGAAAATTGAACCGAATGCCCAAGAGGTGTTGCTGTTCATAACAACAGAATAAGACCCCCATCCAGAACCTCGTCCTTGGTTTAATTTCCAGTATCCAGCCAACCCAGTCTCATTTCCGATTAAACGGCGGCGATAATTATCGGCAATTTCAGAATCAGAACGCACGACAGTCCATATACGAACATCCGACATCGACCCGCGGAATTGGCGGTCGGCATAACCATTCACCACACCTCCGTCATCGCTTCCAATCACAAGTTTTTGGGTGGTATTGTTCGATAATAGACCAAACCCAGACGGAGCTGTATCGCTGCGAGTGAGAACACCATCGATGTATATACTTTTTACACCGGTCGATGAATTATAAGTGACTGCCGCGTGATGCCATAGTGCGTCTTTGTATGTTCCAGTTGTAGTATGATACGACCCAGTATTCGCTGTATTTGTTAATCCAAACCCAATCGTTCCTGACGATGTCATATAAACTATAAACTGTGAATTATTTGAGTACCCTCCCGTTTGGTTTCTCGATACAAGAACGCCTGATGATTTCTGATTATTCGTATCTGCCGTTTTAAACCAGCATTCCACCGTCATCGTGGTTCGGAACTGCGTGGAATATGTCCATGTTGGAATACCCAAATCCACCGCGTCATCCACACCGTCAAGGTTAAGGACGGTCGATGTCAAGTTTGTAATTGCTTGCGTAATATTTGAACCGGTTGTTATTGCGTTTGTTGTGACAGCATCTACCAAATACGCATTTGTGAAATTGGCATTCGTAAGATTCGCATTCGTAAAATTACATCCTGTCAAGTCGGCGCCCCTGAAATTTACACCCGATAAATCTACCCCCGAAAAATCCGTATAAGTGATATTATCGAAATGAGTGAATGCGTTCAGCGCGGAACCGGAGTTGCTCGTCCGGAGAGAATAACTATTGTGGATAAGAAACCCGACATTCGGTATTGGAACTGTGGTATTCGACCACCGAGAAGCGTCATAACTCTGTAATGTTGTGTGAAGGGCATTCGGGGATCGGTCGTTGAATGTGATTCCGTTGTCTGTGCATAAATAGTTTGCAACGAGACCGGTAGAATTCGCTGGAACAACGCGATTACGAAACATTCGAATCTCATTCGCGGTTCTTGCAACATTCCACAATCGTATATCGTATAATACGGTGTCTAATTTCATTTTATTACACAAACAACTATCCGGGCTTTGCATACCAATTGCGAATGTGCTGTCATTTGATTGGAGACTTGCCGAACTTGTGAAGGTTTGACGGGCAATACCATTCACATAAAAAGTAAATGTAGAACCTGAACGAGAAATTGCGATATGCGACCACTGTGCGACCGGAACAACTGCCGACTCAGCATAGAGCCAGTTACCTAATGATGAATTATATAATGACATACCTTGTGGATTTGTTAAGTTCTGGTTTCGTATTAGAAATGTATAATTATAGTTTCCCATATCAACAATCGTGCAATTGAAACGCGCGGTTGTTTCATAATACCACGCTTCAATCGTGAAATTGTTTGTTCCTGCCGCGATTTTAAGACGAGGGTCATAGGCTCTTGAAGCGAACATACCGGTATGATTGTTTGTTTCTATCGGATTATTCCATCGTAACGCGTTGAATCGAGTGTCGATATACGTGGCCAGCACATATTTCCATTCGTATATTTTGTCCGTGAAATACACAGTCGTAAGACTCACATTATCGGTTTCAAGCACCCAGTTTGCATCATCGTCGATGGCGGATGAACCCGTGTTGTCGAGAGATGCGCGAATCGTGATATTCTCTCGAACAGCAAGAGTATCAATCACGTATTTCCAATCTGGGTTGGCATACAAAGCACACGCCATCATATCTAATGTCGTCATTTGATGCGTGGTTTTAAGAGATTGAATAAACCCTGTAAAATGTACCCAAGATGTGAGGCCGGCATCTCTCGACACGACATCTTGGATGATTGCCGGCGACACGCTGTCATCTCCGCCGCCGATAAATTTATATCCAATATAAGGGTCTACTGTGTGTTGAATGATACCTACACATTCGAAAGCAACAGCACCTCCGTCAATCTCTCCAACATTCTGTCCCAATTCATAAAACTCATCCAAGTCGCTTACCAAAACCATGGGACGCTGCTTGTAATTCAAAATTACGGTTGAAACCTCGGTCGATGGGTATACCACGCTTTCAGTGGTTTCGCCGATTTTTGCCCGCTGGAAAAATACTGGTTTATGTATCGTAATGTTTGTGCTTTCGCTATAAAATGGCCATACCCCCCCATTCCCCGAAGCATCAGCGGCCGCCGATGTCGTATATTCGAGGTATTCATTTTGGAGGGTCCCAGGAAGTAGCTGTATATCGGTAATATCAAAATCATCGCATGGCGTACAATGATTTCCGGAGGCATCCATTTGTGTTGGTATTTCAGGTGTTTCATAATGAAAAAGATCCAAGATGTATCGGTTGTCGCTGTTTAAAAAACGGAGTTTCGAGAGAATAGACGCGGGTGTATCATAAAAGTAATTGAATACAAGACAATAGGTGTCGTCGTTCATTCCGTTGATGATTACATCGATGTCCTTGATACGATGATCAATCAGGATGAGTTTTTTCGTAGAAGCGGTCGGCTGTGACGGGGGTGTGTATAACAGACCATTGTAATTTTCGATAGCATCCGTAAAATAAATGTCCTTTAAATTTACGCCAGTATGTGATTCAAGGAACCAATCGCCACCTAATGACGCCGCACCAGTATCATCTGTTGAAGCACGCACCGTAACACCCGTAAGTGCTGTTAGCTTATCGATCGCGTATTTCCAGTCCCGATTTGAATACAAGGCACAAGCCATCATATCGAAATTCAGGATTCCATAATTCTGGCGTAACATCGTTATAAACAAAGACACACTATTCCATGTCTGAAAATCAGGGTCGGTATTCTCTACCGCATGTATTATTGGTTTCATACGGTCAGTTATTCGTCCAAACATTTCGTAAATAGGATGCTCATCGTTGTGTTGAACCAATCCAATACTTGTAAAAGCGGGCACGCCTAATGCCGCGATTTTATCCTCGATGTTTTTGATTAATTTTGCGGAATGTGTCGGACGAGAGGGCGGATCAAATACAATATGATAGACACCTGGCTGCTTTGCGCTGACGATATCTTGGTAGTTTGCTACACGACTATCAATAAGCAAGAGATAGGTCGGCGGCGATGCTACTGGATATCCGTTGATATTTTCCGTCATATTTGACAGTTATCAATATATATATAATTAATATAATCAAATTATATATATTGTTTTACGTTTTTCTAATGATTATTATTTTACACTAAAATCAAATATGAACGTCAAATGAATATATCGAGTCATTTTTTTTTGCGTCCCAGAATTCGGTTCGTAGTGTAGTTCCATTACACATAAATGTATGTGATGTAAAACCGGTGACGACCTTACTCCATAAGCTTCGCACACCGTTATTTGTGATAGTAGGGCGAAATCTCTCGAACGACTCATAATCTTCACCGATGAGCACCATTCCACCCGCACCCGTCGTCATATATTTCGCCTGTCCTTTGATTTCGTAATGCTCCAAATTATGTGTATGTCCATTTAAATAGAGATGAATCCGGGGATCATCCAGAAACTCAGTTTGAAAATCAGCAACATCGATTTCTTCTGCCTTGTGGTGTCCAACAACGAAGATCCATTCTCTCGAACTCGTAATATTGGCAAGCACACCTTTCGCCCACATAAGTTGTGCGTCGCAATCCTGAGATATAATATTTTCATGAAAACGACATGGCTCCGTAACGGGTGAACAATCCGGATATTTTGTTCCACATGGGTCCCAGCGCTGGCGGTCTGTTCCGCGATAATCACTTACACAAGGATTCGTATCAAGCACGATGATATTGACAATAATACTGTCATCGTCACTACCTCCCCCGAGCACCACCCGTCGATGATAATAACGCGCATCCATAATCCACCCTGGTATTGTTTCGTTGAGCGCGAGTTGCGCCTCCGGCGAGAATCCATAATCATGGTTACCCAGAGATTGATACCACGTCAAACCTAATCCGCCAAAAAGGGCGGTATAATCTTCGCTGATTTGCGGGTCGCTTGTATTCTGGATTCCACAATAGTAGAAATTATCGCCGGTATTCAAGACAAAGGATGGGAGGTCTTGTCCAAATTGTGTATTTTGCGCAATATATGCCTTCATCGCACTCGCAGTATCATGCGCGTTACGAAGATGATAGCCGCCAAGTGCGGCGGATCCCCAATCACCCACCGAGAGAAATCCGATTGGAGAAGCGTCATTCTTCGCATCCACCGCCGTATTTGTATGCGGAATCAGTAATAGTGATAGATAGAGGATGACAGTTGGCGGATTCAAACGCTTTTGTCCACCCATTTCTAAATTTATTTTATAATATGAACAAAATAAATTTTTAATATATGAATTTTGGTTACTTACACAGTATTTTTGAGATAGTCTGTGAGATCCGTATCAGTTCCATCGACAGGAACCACGTTTGCATCGTCACTAACCAACAGACGAATCTTATAAACACGGGTCTCAAACTGTGACTGTGAAGTTAAGTTGTGCTGATTGGCAGCAGGTGTGATGCTAACCTTGAAATTGAGACTGTCGCCATTTTCGATGGGAACCTCACGGTAGGGGTTTCCAGAAACATCGACACCAGAAGCATCGCTATTACCATAATGGAAACGGGCAGGAGCAACAGAAGAAATTTGGTGGATTAACTCTCTGCAAATATTAGTATTGCCAGAAGCATCGTTCAGAGAGTAACGATTACCGGAGGTATCAGTCTGACCGACCAAAATTTGTGATCCTGTACTAGCGGATGTGCTAACATGATTCAAAAGAGTAATAATATCAGCTGCCTTTGTGCGCCCTTTGCTAGAAATATCGTTAAGGAGTTGGAGTTCGTTGTTAAACAAATCGACACCATAAACGGTGTTGAATAACTTGTAAGCCAAATAACGAACAAAGTCATGCTTAACAAGGTTCTTGTTGGCCACAACATCACCGGCGGTCGCCAACATCGGATTAGATGTCATCGAAGCGTGGGCAGGGTTCAAAGAAGCATCATACGGCCAGTTGGTCATAAACACGTAATACCTGGTATCCGAAGCATCAACGTTGTTGACGTCTGCGCTGTCAGAGTAGAACTTGAAGACATTTCTAAGAACAGATTTCTTAATATGATAAGTGGCCACAGCACTGACATCGGTCATGGCATCGGGGGCAGCGGCAAGAAGAGAACCGCAAATATCCAGAGTGTAACTCTGGTTAAGGGCGGGGAGTGAAAATGCGATACTTGACATTAGAATTTGTATGTTATAATATTATTTAATATTTTATTTCATTAGATTTAATCTCGCCAAAAATTGTATTATTCTAATATGTTGTCGTTAATTCAATCGCTACCGAATAGTCATTATTTTGAATGTCTAATGTTTCACCAAATCGATCCACCAATCGTAAATGTAATTTTTCAATTTTCACCGGACCGAAATAATCCCTTTGCTTAAATATCAAGTCGCTTGGACTCGTATAATTCGTGTTCAACGCTGGCGCTGTCATCGGAATTCTGGCAATTATATTATTTCCTAAATGTGTGCCACCACCAGTTTCTGCGATAATCGTATTTGATGTAAAGTTCCGATTATAATCATCTAATTCCAAAAAGAAATATTGTGTGACGGAACTACCATAAGACGACTCGCTTTCAACGTACCGATTATACACAAGTGGTTGGTATGTCGCATTCGGATCAAAACGTATCTGCGACACATACGGCTTATCCACGACATATATGTCTTTATAGAACCCGATGGACCAACCTGCGTTTTTGTATAACGGTCTCATTTTCGTATTAGATCGCGTGACTTTACCTGTATTTGGGTCCAATTTGGGACGAAAGCATTGAAGCGTTTTCGTTGTCATGTGTGTGCGCGCAGATGCCGAACTCGCGCATTCGTTGGAATTCGGATCGGGATCCACCATCACCGATATCGTTTGACCATTATATGAAATGTCTTGTGTTGTTATTTTTCGCACATAGATTCCACCTTCTTTATAATATTCTGTAAATGACTTGTCATCTTGGATATTAAAATCGAGCTTGAACCAGAAATTCGGCGAGTATTGATAGTTTGTTGTGTATGACCCGGAAAATGCGCGATAGCTTGGATCATTTGGAGATGTAGGCAGAGGCGGTATCGTGTCGCTTGTTTCTCTAGA